TTATTATTTCTCTTCATGTAGCGTTTTGTGATAAATAGAATATAAATAAAGATGAAACGCTTAAATTACCATCTTATTTATACTCAATATATCACAGTAAATTATGAATAAATTATTTATGGACTATAAACTTCGCATTCTTGTCTTTTAAATTTGGGTTTTTGTGTTTTTGTAGTCATTTATTGTTTATTCAATTTATAAATTAAATAATTTAATACTTATATTTCTACACTTATGTTTTTATTTTTTGTTTCAAATCTTATAATTGGTGCACCTATTACTGTTGGTGTTAATTGAAATCTTTCAACATATCCACCATAATCTAAAAAACCACCCGCATCTATATATGTTTGTTTTATTTGGGTCATTGTGCAATTATTTGGATTTGATAAAAAGGTGCTTAAAGTAACTGCTCCTTGCATATGATTATGTGCTCCGATATAAAAATCACAACCAACTATTATATCTTCTAATTTAGCAACTCTATTTATTTTACTTCCAGGAGTTGATCCTCCACCTGTTGTATGATGTATATAACCTGAATATGTTTGAGCAGAACGATTTCCTTCTTTTCTTGCTTTACCAATTTTTAAAAATAATAAACAACTTATATCACAATACTTTACTTCTCTTTCTTTAGTTGATAATTTACCACATAATTCAGTAGTCCATGAACGATTATTAAAATCTATTGTTCTTTGTTCGTGATTACCATCAATAGCTCCAATTATCTTATCTTTGATTGGATTAAGAATATCTATAGCATAAGCCATTTGGTCACCATCATAATCATTAAGTAATTTTTTATTAATAGAAAATGGACTTGTTTTACTTATTCTTGTTGCTACATTAAATATATCACCTGTTAAGAAAACTCTAGCATTTTTTCTTTTTTTAATCCATTCTATTTGTTCTTTAAGTTTTTTCTCACTTTTTTTAGTAAAATATTGGTCTTCAATATGAATATCCCCTAATGGTATTATATATGCAGTATCATAAGGAATAATTTCTTTAATAATCTTCATACTTAATTATATTATATAATATTTAATGAAAAGAGTCAATAGGTTTTTAAAATTCGGTATTAATTTTTCAGTACCAATTGTTCCGTTTCCTCCTGCTACCCCATCAGATGCAGTTGGTCTTGTTCCACTTTGAACTTGTCTTATTCCTAAAGTTCCAACTATTCCCGTTAATTTATTATTTTATACAGGATCTTGATTTGTATAAAATAATTCATTAGGAACAACTTCTCTATCATAATAAATTCTGAAATTATTAACTGAAGATTCTCTATCAACACTATCGTGTTTAACATAAATCTGTATTAAATCTCCTCTTATGAATGTATTTGAGAAATCTTGTGTCTTTTCAACATAATTAGCTGTATCATTATTCTGTTCAGTTCCTATAGCACTTCCATTTTTATATATTTTTCCATATGCGTTATTGATTGTTGAAGGATTAGCTAAACCAAATTTAACCCTGATTGTTTCTAATTTACTGACATTAATTAAAATTTCTTTAACTTTTGTGTATACTTGACCTGTATTACCTTTTGCATCATCATTTGAATGCCTTAAATTATTACTTACAATTGTTCTTGTTGGTAATTCTTTAATAATCAAAATTTCAGTAGTTGAAATTGCCATACCAACTAAAATTTTATAAGTTCCAGGTGTTGTCCCAATAGTTTTATCATTCTGAACATAATATTTAACGCCTTCACTCAATCCAGTAAATCCTTTCATAATACCCTCAAATTGAATATCAATACTATTACCATCAGTTGAATTTGAAATAGCAAATCCTATAAAATTTAATTTATCAGTATCATCTGCATCGCAAGCATAAAATTCATTATCTGTTGTATTTTGATATACTGCTACTGGTAATGTTGCACCATTTATTGTTTCACCAGCTAATAATCCATCAACTGATGAACCACCTCTCCATATTTGATTTTGTTCTGTTGCTAATACTTCATCTCCTATTGAAAATTTTTCACTCATATATTTTTATTTTAATTAATTTATTTGTATTTGCCAATCAATCGTAAGTGTAGAAGTTACTGTTTTTATGATTCCACTCGGTGCATCAATTAATACATGACTTAATAATATTCCACTGTCAGTTGCACTCGTTGCATCACAAAATATTCCTGCTTCATAATAAGTGCCATCACATTCAGTTGCATTAAAAAATCCACTTACATATCCTGTATTTGTTGAACTAGTTTTGCTTGCTACTGAATTACGATAATCTTCTGTTCCTAAAGTTGTATCACCATTTGCTACTGCAGTATTATCTGTTCCTAATGCAATATATTCAATAAGCATATCATTATCAGGTGCAGTACTTACTAAATTATTTGCAATCATTGTTCGTGCACAAGTTGGTATTATATTTTCATATACCATTCTTTCAGTTTTGCAAATAGAATTTAATTTTCTAACTAAAGACATAAATTCTTTTCCTTGACTTCTTAATTTATCTATCTGTTCAGTCAATAACCATTGTTCATTTGTTTTAATTTGTGCTTTAGTTAAATAATAAATTCCTTTCATATTTAATCCTTCTGATTTTTTCTTTTTTATTTTTTTAATTTGTTTCATATATTTTATTAATTCTAAGCTAACCTACTCCCCTGTATTACAAACACTCGCTTATACCCTGTCGGGGTATATGGACCTAATACAAATTGAACTGGATAATCTAAACTTTGAGCAGTAAATGTTTCATTTAATGTTGTTGTTTCATATTGAGGATGATTAAATGCTACTGTCATTGTATCTGCTATTGATATTGATTCTAAACTTGTATCTGCTATTAAATCAACTGTTTCAACATTTGCACCAATATTTGTAATTCTTTTATTATCAATTAATAATAAATCTTGTAGAAATTCTATTAATCCATAAGTTTTAGTTGATACTATTTTAATATTATAAATTAACTTAGTTGGTGTCCACATTCCAATACTAACTTGATTAATTAAATAATCTTCATCAATATCATATAATGGTGAATTTATTCTTATTTTTTGTCCTGCTTTTAATCCATCATTATAAGTTTGAAATTGTCCTTCTGTTAATGTATTTTTATAATTATTTAATTCTGATTGTGCTCTTTCTAATGCTCCTTGTTTTGTTTTAATACTATTATCAATTATTATAAATTCATATTCCCCATCTCCTCCTTCTAAATCAGCCATTGTATTAATACTCACTGTATTTTTAGTTTTAAGTCTTACTGGTAAATATGGTTTTCCACCAACTCTAATAATCGCCGCATTACTGGGTTTATCTGCATCTTTCCATTTTAATATTTTTTCTTGATAACTCCATAAAACATCATAATCATTAGCACTATCAATATAATCTAATCCAACACTTAATGGTTGTCCTGAAAGAGTACAACTTAAATCTTTATATTTATATGGAATATGATATATATTTTGAATACCATCGGCTTTTATTTCTGTTGTAAAGGTATCTGCTAAATATTCCCCTCCTCTAACATAAATTGAATTTCTAACTTGTGAATTATCTTGTTTAATTTTTAAAGTATTTATATTATAACTACCATCAGTATCTAATAAATCAAATGGAGCTGAATTATCTGTTTTTGAACAGAAATGAATACCTTTATCATAATCAACATACCAATCAAAATGAACTAAATCTGCTAATTTTGCTAATGCTTTTGAAACAGTTATGTAGTTGAAAGCAATAAAATCTACTATACTTGTGCAATTAACATTATTAATTGTAAAATCTGTTAAATAAGTATCATTAATATTTGAAATAATATCATTTACTGATTGATTTTCATAAGTTCCTGCTACTAATTTTCTATCTAAAAATTTTGTATAATCTTCACATTCACAATCATAAACTAATATACCAGTGGTATCTAAATATTTATTTACTCTAGTAATTACTCCACCAAATATCTTTTCAAATTGATATGTAATTTGTATATCTTGTCCTATAGTTGGTGCATAATCCATTCTATCACTACCTTCTACTTTTCTTATTTGAAATCTACATTTATCAACTTGAGAAGTTAAAATATTAGTTATTTGAAATCCATTTTGTGATATATATTTAGTTTTATCAATTTCATTAATCCATACTTTTAGTTCATTGGGTAATATTCTTATATTATCTTCTATTGATATTGAATCATTTATATTAATATCTGGCATATTATCCTAAATTATTACTTAATCCTAAATCTCCTATTATTCCATTTTTTACTTTAGTTATTAAATCTTCTCCTGATACATCACCATTTATTGTTAAATTAACAATTGGTATTGTTTGTGTTGCTTTTTCTTGCGTACTTCCTAATATTCCACTATATCCTGATAATCGTCCTTGTTGAGCATTTGCTATTGCTTTTGCTAAATCATTATATGCTTCTATTTGTCTATTAATACTTTCAATAGTTTGTATTTCTCTTTGTGCATCAAATTTTTCTGCCGCTTTTCTAGCCACTTCTTGTAATTCAGCTAATTTTTTATATTTGTTATCTTCCGCTACAAGTTCTTGAGCAATTTTATTTGCCTTTAATTCAAATTCCTCATTGACTAAAGTTCTTTTTTTATTCAAATCTTCAACGGCTCTAGCAATATCGGATAAACTATTTCTTCGTCTAGCTTCATTTACTTCATTTTCATGTGCAATAACAATAGTTCCAAATCTATCTAATTCACCTTGTTCAAATGCTAATTCATCTTTTAATGTTTGTCGTTTAAATGCGTCTGTTTCTTTTCCAAGTTGAGTTTTTAAATCAGCAACTTTTTCTTCTTGTTTTACATATTCTTCTCCAAATTCTTGATTAATTGATACATTTTCTTTTACATTACCAACTACTAATGATTCCATTTCTGATTGAAGATTTTTAATTTGTTTACTTACATCAGATAAACTATTGGATATATTATCATTTACTTCTAAAACTTTATCTTCATATTTATCCCATGTATCGGATAATTTATTTACACTTTCAGGAACTATAGGTGGTATTGGAGGTGGAGGTGGAATTTCATTTGTTTCTATTATTTTTCCGGTTAATAATTCTTGAACTTCTACTAATTTTCCCTTTTCTTCTAATTCATTTTTAATTGAATTAATTTTATCTCGCCCTGCTTTTAAATCAACTTGTAATCCTTGATCTTGAGCAAGTACCATATCTCTAGTATAGTCTAATTGTGCTTGTGCATATTTTTTTATATCTGCATCTTCACTTTCTTTCAATTTTTTATATTTTTTTATTTGTGCAATTCGGGTATCAAATAAATCTGTTTCAGATTTTGTCTGATCATTTATTTCTTTCTTTAATTTCTTTAATGTTCCTAATATTTTTGTAGCACCAATCAATGCAATAGTAATAACAAGAGCTAACGGTAAAGCTAATAATGCTGTTTTTAACCATCCTAATGTCGTAATGTTCATTATTATAGCTGTACGTAATGTGTTGAGTCCAGTTGCTAATAATCCAATTCCGTTTATTATACTTGGTAAAAAACCTATTAATAATAACATGGGTCCTCCTAATAAAGTAATTGCTAATACAAGTTTTGTAGTATTAACATTAGTATCACCAAGTGCATCTGAGAATTTTTTGATTAAAGGAATTAACATAGGCAATATTTTATTACCAAGTTCTATCATTTCTACATTGAGATTGTTTTTTAATACTTCCCATTGCGCCCACATCTCTTTAGTTTGTTTTTTATATGCCTCACTTAGAACATTTGTACCATCTGTCATAGAATCCATAGAACTGGTAAATGAATCAGATTGACTACCTAGCAAAGATATTATAGCTGTTAATGCCTCACCAGAACCCATAGCTTTTGCAAATTGTTCAGTATTGCCTTCTGTAGCCTTTTGCATTGCACCCCAAGCAGCAACAACCCCACCACTTTTTTTAACTAAATCAGCAAATGTTCCATCGTTACCCACAAGTTTCTCAATTAATTCAGTTGCTTCCTTGGTTGGTTTACTCATAGAAACTAAACCAGCTTTTAGAGAGTTTTGTGATATACTTGCAGATTTATTAACTTGTGTCAATGCGGCTGTAGCAGCTGACATTTCTTCTAATGAACCACCAACAGTTTCAAATAATGGAGCCAATAACCCAAAACTCTGTGACATTTCTGCTACTGTAGTAATACCATTTCTTACAGTTTTAAATAATACATTTGCCTTTTCTTCAGCAGATAATGTACTATTTTTAAAATTATTTTGTGCAAGAACCATTAACGTCGTTGCATCTTCAACAGATCCCAACCCAACAACAGATAATTTAGCCGACGCTTCTAATATTTTTAATGCATCAGATGTATCTGTTATACCAGCTGAAACAATAGCATAAGCAGAGGCACCTAATTCTTCCGAATTCTTTGGTACTGTTTTTAATAAATCTTTAATTCCTTTTTTTAACTCAGCTACTGATTCTCCATTATCATCAAATAAGGTATTAATATTTGACATTGACTTATTAAAAGAAACAGCTGTCTTTATAGCATTACCCACTATTAATGTACCAAAAGCGGTCATTGCCGTTCCAGCTATCTTAAATTGTTTTGATACATTAGCTAATGATGTACCTTGAGCTTTTAGTGCATTATCAATTTTACCTAATTTAGTACTAGCTTGATCAACTGCTCTAATTACAATATCTAATGTTTTACTAGCCATGTTTTCTTTTTAATTTGTTTTGTTCTTTTTCTATTTCTTTATTTTCAATAGAAATAATGTTCAAAAAGACATCTAAAATATAATCATCTTCTTTATCTAATTCAGATGGTAGATAATTAAATTTTTTACATAGAATATAATCTATATATTCATCTGGTACTCTTTCAATATTGGACGCTCCAACTATTACTTTAGTTAAATCGTCCTTTAGTCGTTTGGGATTGCTTTATTAGTTACTTTGTTTATTTCTTCAATAATTAAATCAACATCATTACTATCCATATTATCAAATGTTTCAATTTTAATTGGAGTATCAGTATCTTCAATATTAATTGATTCTACCATTCCTAATAATGCAATATCATTTGCTTTATCCATTGCTTCCATATTAAATCCCTCAATACTTGTTTCTTTACCAGCACCTTTCATTTCTACATTTTCATAAAGTGCTTTATTAATTTGTTTTTTTAATTTCCTAGAACAAAAACTTTTTAAAGTAACTGTTCCATTATTAATCTTAATTTCTTTTGACATTTTTTTTTATATTAATTTCTAAAATACTTTTTATATTACTTTTTTAAATTTAGTAACTGATTGTTTCATTTATAACATAACAGTTGTGGATTAAATCACCATTTGTCATATCATATAAAGCTGTGAATGTAATTGTTTGCTTTACTATTTCATCTAAAGAATAGTCAACATCCCAGTTTTCAAAATCAACTCGTGATAAGTCTAATCTAAATGATGGATTTGATGTTGCTCCAATTGTTACTGCATCATTAACTAAATCAAATCTTAATGCTTTATAATCACCATTTAACATGTAATCTCTATATGTTGTATCATCAAATGATATTTCTAATTCACCAGTAATAGCAAATGTTTTATTATTAATATCAGATGGCTGAACTGTTCCAACTACATTATATAACTCTGTATTTTTAGTTATATTTAACGAAGCTCTTGATAAAGTTAATTTTGTTGCCCCATCTAAATCTCCTGTAGTTGCCCCAATTTTAACTGCTAATTGTCTTCCTAAAAATTTATTATTAGCAACATAACTTGCAGTAGATGAACTTGTAGCACTATTTTTTGCTTTAAATCCTACTGTATAAGTTACTAATTCCTCTGGTGTAAATTCCATTGATAGACTATCTACCATTGACATTTCAAAAATATTATCACCAATAGGATCAGTTGTATGAATAGATAAACTATCATGAGATGAATCATTTTGAAGACTATAAGTATGTTTATAAGCAGTTGTTTCTTCAACCGTTGAACTTACAGTTCCTAAAGTAGCTAATAGAATTAATCCAAATGATTTATCATCCATTTCTACTTCAATATCTCCTTCTGCATATTTTCTTGCAACCAATGATTGGTCACCACCCCAGATGCCTCCGGTACTAGCAATACTTCTTGCCTTAATTGCTTTATCAAAGAAACTAAAACTTGTAGCACCTAACCAAAAAGCTGGCGATACTCCTGTTCCTCTAGTTGTTTCCTTCCCGATTCCGACCGCCAAACGACGACCGATAAATTTTGCACACATATTATTTATTTATTAATCTATTAAAACATATTATTTTTAATAAATTAATTAGTTATTTTTTATTTTAAACGACCTTTATTTATATTGTATTTAAATCTATTGATACACGACATTTTAGATTAATTTCACATATCCTATATTGGTTTTCAGCTCCTGAATATCCCCATGATGACGGACTTGCAAATACATTTATAAATGTATATCCTGTTGGTACTTCTATTCCTGTTAGCATATAATCTTTATCAAAATTATCAATTACACTACTTACCAAATCCCTCATTACTTCTTCTGCTTTGTCTTCACTTCTGGGTTGTGTTCTTTTTACAAATAGCATTATTTTAAAAGCATATACTCTTATATTTTCATCTGTTGTTTCATAATCACTTTCATTGGATGATGGAACAATAATAGCAGTTGGGTCGCCTTTAAATTGACCTGCCTCATAAGTAAATACTTCTTCTATTTTGTCATTATCAATTAATTTTTGTGATAAAAATTTTATTAAATTATTAAACATTTTTTCTACTTAGCTAATTTATTAATTATGTTAGAAATTGTTTTTTCAAATATTTTTTGTACTATTGGTGTCATTTCATCTACTGTTCTTTGCATAAATGGATTTGCTTTAATTCCTGGATGATTTATTAATATCCCCTTACCCCAACCATTTCTAATTATATATGGACTTGTTCCATAATTAACATATAACGCATAAGGTGTCTTGTTTAAATCAGGTCCTACCGTTCCTGTTAATCCTATTTGTCTTGCATAAATATTTTTTCTTAATTCACCTGTATCATGTGGAGCTTCTTTTACCATCATTGGTCTTATAATATGAATTGATGTTTTTATTGCTCCAACTAATTCTTTTGTTACCATTACCGGTGATTTTTTAAAATTATTTTGTAGTTCTTTTAATCCTTTAATTTCTATTGAATAACTCATATTTAATTCTTACAATTTTCCATTATAATAACTTTGTAATCAAAACTACCGAAATTTCTTCTTGAAACTCCTCCAGTTACCACCGTATATAATGTTCCGTATGTATCTTTAAGTCTATCTCCCTCTTGAACATCAACTTCACCCTCCATATATAATCTAAAGGTTTTTCCAAAAACACCATCTGAAATCTGACCCTTTTCCATATCCATTGGTTGAATATGCCCCATATCAGCAGTAACAGTAGTATAAGCAATTCTATTTCCAGTAGTTGTAACCATTCGTGCTATGATTATTTTTTTCGTTAATAAATGCGTGAGCTTCATTTTTTTATTTTATTTTTTTATATTTCAAATATCTTATAATGGTTTAAGATTTTATTTACTGAAAGAATATTTGGACTATCTTCCATCATTTCAAAAGCAACTGAATAATCACCTAAGCTTTCGTTCTTAACTTTACCACCTTTTAATCCTTGTTCTACTACTCCTGCAACTAATATTGTTGTTGCTAATTTTATATCTTCTGGAACAGTTGATTTATATCCCCATTTAGCCGTAATTTTAATTCTTTTTTTACCATTATAAAATGCTCCAACTGATGATGTATTAACTAATTTAATTCTATAAATAGGAGTATCATTATATGGATAAGTTATATAATCATTTTCTTGTCCTTCAGTTAATGTCCATTCTACATCACTACTATTGGCTTCTAAAATTTCAACCGCAGTAACTTCAATACATTCATCAATATCAATTTCTCTTAATCCATTACCGTCATAATATTTTGCACTTGCTTCTAATTCTTCAAATCCATTCTGTCTTCCTACATATTTATTAATATATGTTTCAGCTGAACTTATCCAATCAGTAATTTGAGTATCAAAAGAATTACCAATATCTGTCATTAAGTAATTTTCTATTTGTGATTTTTGTATGTATGCCATATTTTTTTTATTTTAAACTACATCACTTGCAGTTAATTTTCTATATATATTATCTTTTTTAGTAAATACATTATCTTTATCTGAATATGGTTTTGATTTACTTTTATATATGAATGTTTGTGGTTTAATTAATGTTGATGATTCTGTTACTGAAATGTTATCACTTATATTTATAGTATAAAAATCTCTTCTTACAGTATTAA